TAAATAATAATAGATGACAAAAGAAATTTTACCAGAAACAATACAATCGGCCGTTAAGGTAATTAAACTAGACAATGGTGATGATATAGTTTGTGCTTTTCCAAAAGAACAACTAGACGATAAAACCGGTTTGATTCGTTTAGTAAAGCCATTACTAATTAAATATGTACCTCAATTAACAACACAAGGGTTCAAAGATTATGTGGCTCTTATTAAATGGGCGGCCTACACCAATGATGAGATTATAACTATCCCAATAAAAAAGATAATGACAATCACAAATGCCAGTTCCGAGATGGAGAAAACCTTCAATCATATGTCAAACGACTATCAGAAACTTGAAGCTCCTAGAAAAGACAATGACTATAAAAGAACAATGTTTAGTAGGCAAGATAATGATAAGGTGAATGAGATACTTGATGAGTTTACAGATGATGATGAAGAAGGTGGTACTCTACACTAAGCTGGAGTATATTCAACTGAACACGCTACACCGCTCATTATATTACAAATTCAACTAAAAGTCAATGCTAATATGACAAGTGAATGGAGAATTAAAGTGACTTACAATAGTGAAAAACCTATGAAGTCCTGTGAGTTATCGTACACATATAAAGGCACTCAAAAGTCTTTAGAAAAAAAAATATGGAAACACTATAAAGAAAAGTATGAAAATTATGGAAAAGCTGAATCTGTTGTAGTTGAATTAATCTTTAATTAGTTCCTAAAAACATTGACATTTTAAGCAAAGTATAGTATATTAAGAACATGACTAAAACAAAAAAGAAAACTGAACATTACGTTAACAACAAAGATTTCTTAGAGGCTATGACAGCCTATAAAAAAGAAGTAGATAAAGCAGAAAAACAAAAAAAAGATAAACCACTAGTAACTGATTATATTGGTAGTTGTTTTTTGAAGATAGCAAATCATTTATCATACAGACCAAATTTTATAAATTACACATTTAGAGATGATATGATTTCTGATGGTATAGAAAACTGTTTACAATATTTACATAATTTTAATCCAGCTAAATCAAGTAATCCTTTTGCTTACTTTACACAAATCATTTACTTTGCTTTTATAAGAAGAATACAAAAAGAAAAGAAACAGGTTACAATTAAACACAGATTAATTATGGATAATAATTTTGATGATGTAGCTTTACAACCTGGCGAAGATGGTGAATTTAAGAATCAATTTAGAGAATTTTTACAAAAGAATATGAGAATTGAAGAACCGGTTAAAAAAGATAAAAAACCAGTTAAGAAAAAAAAGAAAACATCTACAACTAAATTTTTTGTTTAATGAATATTAAAAACATTGTAATAGTTGGTGGTGGAACAGCTGGCTGGGCAACAGCTCATCATTTCATAAACAAGACACCAAACGACACAAAGATAACAGTGGTTGCTACAAAAGAGATTCCTATAATAGGAGTTGGTGAAAGCACAACAGGCCGTTTTAATGATTTAATTAATTTATCTCATAACTTAACAGGTTTAAATGAAAGAGAGTTTTTAAAAGAAACAGAATCAACATTTAAACTAGGTATTAAACATACTGATTGGCACACAAAAGGTAAATCTTTTTATTCTCCTATTGGTGATAACTACTCAAATCAATATAAATTTCCACACGAAGATTATGACAATTACAGAATATATCATATAGCTGATAATAAAGATTATAGTAAAACCTTTCAATCTCGTTTAATGGCAGAAAACAAATTACATTTTTTCAATGATTACACTAATGATGTTTACGAAAAAACAAAATATATTCCAGTAGCTTACCATTTAGATACTTACAAAGTAGGACAATATTTAAAAAGAAAAGCTACTTCCGTTTCTAAATGTAAATACATTGATGATCAGGTTATAGACTTTAAACAAGATGAAAAAGGTTTTGTTAAGAGTTTAAAAACAAAAAAAGGTAAAACAATTAAAGGTGATTTGTTTATAGATTGTACAGGTTTTGCTAGAGTATTAATTGATAAGGTTGAAAAGAATGATTGGATATCTTATGAAGATGGCCTACTAGTTAATAGTGCTTTAAATTTTAACTATCAACTAGAAGAAGATGAAGAAATTAAAACTTACACTCATGCTTGGGCTCAAAAATATGGTTGGTGTTGGGAGATACCTACTCAAAAAAGAATGGGTTGTGGTTATGTGTTTAGTGATCAATTTACAGATTTTGATAAAGCACATGATGAAATATCTAAAAAGATGAAACGAAAGATAGATGTACAAAGACAGATCAAATTTAAAACAGGTAGATTAAGTAAATTTTGGTGTAAGAATGTATTATCAACTGGACTTTCAAGTGCTTTTATAGAACCGTTAGAGGCAACTTCTATACATGCTACAATAATGCAAGTTACACACTTTATAGAAAACTACTTTAAACAAGATATGCCATTTGAATGTGAATTATTACATGAACAATATAATGTTGAAATGGGCGATATGTGGGATAACATAAGAGATTTTATAGTATATCACTATATAACTCCTAGAAAAGATACAGAGTTTTGGAAAGAGTCAGCCAAACCAGATAGATGGTCAAAAAGATTAACAAAATTAATGAACATGTGGAAACATAGAATGCCTAGAGAGGTTGATTATGTAAGTGATAAAGCTAATAATTTTTACAATATAGGTAATACATTATGGTATCAAATAGCTATTGGTATGAAACTACTAGAACCTAAACTAGCAAAACAAGAACTAGTGAATTATAATTTATATAATGAATCAAAAAGCCTTTACAAAAACATCACAAAAAATGTTGAACTATCTATGCCAAAAATGATAAAAACAAACGAGTATTATAACAACTTATGAAGCTTGCATTACTAAATGATACCCATTTTGGTTGTAGAAACGATAACCCAGCTTTTATAACTTATCAAAACAAGTTTTATGATGAGGTGTTTTTTCCATATTTAATAGAGAATAATATAACAACACTTGTACACCTTGGTGATGTTGTTGATAGAAGAAAGTTTATCAATCATAATACGGCACATAACTTTAAAGAGAAGTTTTGGCATAGATTATCTGATTTAAAAATAGATACACATATTATTATTGGTAACCACGATACTTATTACAAGAATACAAACGAAGTAAATGCCATAGAAAATTTAAATGTAGGACCAGAAGTTAAAATATATACACAACCAAGAGAAGTAGAATTTGATGGTACTAAAATACAATTCTTACCTTGGATATGTGACGACAACTATGACGATTCTATACATGCCATAGATCACTCAAATGCCGATATATGTTTTGGCCATTTAGAAATAAAAGGTTTTGAAATGCACGGCGGCCATATGAATGAACATGGTTTAAGTAGAGAACAATTTAGAAGATTTGAAAAAGTATTATCAGGCCACTTTCACAAGAAATCAGATGATGGTCATATCTATTATCTAGGTACACAATATGAAATTATGTGGTCAGATTATAAATGTCCTAAAGGTTTTCATATCTTTGATACGGCTACAAGAGAAATAGAAAGAGTTGAAAATCCACATAAGATATTTAAAAAGTTTGTATATGACGATACAAAATATGACTATACGCACCAAAGACTTGAAAACTATGATAACTGTTTTGTTAAGTTAATCGTATCTCAAAAGACAAAAGAAGAAATGTATAGTAAACTTATAGAAAAGTTTTACAATGACATTAATGTACACGAATTGGTAATAGTAGAAGACCCTACTGATATTAAGACTTCCGTTAGAGATGATATATTAGATTCAGGTGAAGACACATTGACTTTTTTAAGAAACTATATTGATCAGGTAGATACTGATTTAGATAAACATAAACTAAAAGAGATTGCTAAAGAATTATATGTGGAGGCCAGTGAATAATGCCTAAACAAAAACTACCTAGATCCGTTATACACCAAGAGATAATGTGGCCTACACCATATTGGCATACTATTATAGAAGATTTTAGAAAACATGAAACAAGAGTTACTTTTAATGAAGATATGGAAGGCTGGGTTTCAGGTCAGATGAGTAAGAAGAAAACAGTTATTAAATCTAATAGAGGTGGTTGGCAAAGTGAATTACAAAAACCTGATGATACGTTTAATCCTTTAGTACAGAAAATAAATGAAGTGTGTAAAAATATTAATTTAGATGTAAAAGAAACACTTATAACTCAACTATGGGTTAATGTTAATAAAAGAGGTGATTGGAATGCAATACATCAACACGGTGATGTAGCATATCTTTCAGGAACTTACTATGTAAAAGTACCAAAAGATTCTGGTACGTTGGTGTTTAGGGATCCTAGACCAGGTGCCATATCTAATAATTTTACAAGTCAGAGATTTGATAAAGGTGAATTTAAACGTATTAATCTTACAGATGGATTATTAATGTTATGGCCTAGTTACCTAGACCATTTTGTGGAACCAAGTCAAACAGATGAAGAAAGAATATCAATTAGTTTTGATGTGATGTGTAGATGATAACATTTAAAAATATAAAATATAAAAACTTTTTATCTACTGGTAATACACCAATAGAAATTAAACTAAACACGTCAAACACCACATTGATTGTTGGTACTAATGGCTCGGGCAAATCTACTTTACTTGACGCTTTATGTTTTGTGTTGTTTAACAGACCATTTAGGATTATTAAAAAAGAACAAATGGTCAACACTGTAAATAATGGCGATTGTTTAATTGAACTAGAGTTTGATGTTGGTACAAAGAAGTATTTAATTAAGAGAGGTATTAAACCTAATATATTTGAAATATACCAAGATGGTGTATTAGTAAACCAAGACGCCTCTAATATAGACTATCAAAAGTATTTAGAAAATAACATAATGAGATTAAACTATAGATCATTTTTACAGGTGGTGTTATTAGGGTCTTCTTCATACGAACCATTTATGAAGATGAAACCTAGATACAGACGAGAGGTAGTGGAAGAAATATTGGACATAAGAGTATTTGGACTTATGGATTTAATATTAAGACCTCAACAATCAGAGTTAACAAGAAACGTTACGGAATTAAGCCATAAATGTGATCTTATAGAATCCAAGTACGAAACAGAGTTAAAGCACTTCAACGCTATCTCCGACCTTAATATGAACGACCTAGATGGTAAGAAACGACTATTAGAGAAGAATGGCCAGGCCAACTATGATTACAATAGAAAGATTGATAAGATCAATGATGAGTTAGAAAGAGATAGAGATAGTGTAAAAGATCAAGCAAAAGAACAGGCCAAGTTAACTAAACTATCTAAACTAGAGGCCAAGATAGAACAAAATCTATCTACACACGAGAAGACCTTAGAGTTTTTTAGTGAAAATGATAACTGTCCTACTTGTACACAACCAATAGATGATCAATTTAAATATGATAAACAATCTAATTTAAAGGAAAAGGTTACATCTTTAAACGAAGGTATGAAAAAACTTGTAGAAGAAATAGCCAAACAAGAAGAACACTTAACAGCCATGGAAAAAATATCTAAAAAGATATATGAGATGAATGTTGAAGTTTCTAAACTACAAACCTCTGTTGAAGAATTAGATAAGTATTCAAATAACATACACGAAGAAATACAATCTTTACAAAACAAACAAACAGATGGTAAAGATATAGAAAAACAGTTAGAACAACTAAAATCAGATTTAGAAGAAAATAAAGTTGAAAGGGATAAGATAATAGATCAACAAAAGTATGTAGATGTATTAAGAAACATATTAAATGATAAGGGTGCTAAATCTCAAATCATTAAAAAATATGTACCGATTATGAATACATTAATTAATCAGTATCTACAATCTATGGACTTCTTTATATCATTTCATTTAGATGAGGAGTTTAATGAAACAGTTAAGAGTAGATTTAGAGATACCTTTAACTACAATAACTTTA